GAGATAGTAATTATCGACAGTCAAATGAATTACCGAGGAAAACTTGACACTTACTGTAATCTCGTCTGCCATTGACAAATGGTATCCCATTGTGTAAAATGAAAGCACGTGGAAAAATACGCTCTGCGTATTTTGCGGGGGCTGCATCCTGATCGATGCAGCCCCCGATTTTTTATGCCTAAATCGCCCCGAACTGGCCGGACGCTTTCTGAGAGCGTAATTTTTTCCCATTTTTCCTACGGTTTCCTATTTCATCTAATTTAGTTTCAAAACCGACCGTTTTTGAAACTAAAGGCTCTCCGATTCATCGCTTAGTTTCAAATTTCCCACTTTTTGAAACTAAAGACATGCTGGCAAGGTGGGAGAAAGGAGCTCGCTATGCCGGGACGATATAAAGAAGGAACGGTTCACTGGGAAGAATCACGGCAGCGGTGGCGTGCCTTCGTCTCCGTGGATGGCCGCCGCTATTCGAAGCGGTTTCTTAGCCGCGATGAGGCACTGGCATGGACACAGAAGATGCGTCTCGCCGCGCATGATGGATCCTTCGTAGCACCCTCCGCCATTTCACTGGGCGAATGGCTCATCAAATGGCTGGGAACATACAAGAAGCCCACGGTAAAGCCTTTGACTTATGAGCGCTATCTATTCACCGCAAACAAAGCGCTGCCGCTCGCTGGGATCTCTCTGCAGAAGCTGACGCCCACCATGCTGCAGGAGCTTTACAACGCCCTGACACCCGACTGTGCCAAGAAGCTCCATGTGCTGCTCCATGGTGCCATTCAGAAGGCATGGGAGCTGGGGATGGTCAGGAAAAACGTGGTCACCTTCGTAAAGCCGCCCCGCGTCATCAGGCAGGAGAAAGGGATCTTTACCAGCGAGGAGCTAAAGAAGATGATGGAGCTGGCAGAGTCAGATCCGAAGCTAAAGCCTTACGCACTCTTTCTTCTTGTAGCCATTAATACCGGCATGCGCCGCGGGGAGCTGCTCGGTCTTCGCTGGTGCGACGTCGACCTCGAAGACCGCACTCTTTTCATCCGCCAGCAGGTGCAGACGCTTTCAGGTGGTACGCTCATCATAGACACTCCGAAGACTGCCGCGGGCAAGAGAAAGATCTCTATCCCGACCAAGGTGTACCAGAAACTCAAAGAAGCGAAAGCAGCGCTCCCCGCTATAGACGAAGAAGAGCACGACCTCGTATTTCTAAACCGCGCCGGGACGCCTGTCCGCCCTGAAGCGATAGAAAAGATGTGGAAATACCTCATGTCCAAATCCGGCCTGCCCTACAGGAATTTCCACTGCCTGCGGCATACTCACGCCACACTGCTGCTGGCGAACGGCATCCCCATTATTGAAGTCTCTCACCGGCTGGGCCATAGCAGCGTGACACAGACGCTTGACATGTACGGCCATGCGATTCCCTGCTATGATAAAACCATCGCCGAGAAGATCGACGCCATTTATAATTAACCAAACGAAAAGAGCACCCGTTTCGGGGTGCTCTTTTAACATAAGTCATGCGGCTTCTTTTTCTAACATGGCTACTACATCGCGGTTTTTCTTCATAATGTTGGAATCATTTTTCATTTCCCTGAGTGTCATCCACTTGTACTCTACACCATCAAGAACGAACTGCCTTTGCCTTAATGTTTCCGGCCAGCTTGTAATCTTTGCCATATAGAGATTGTGTTCGTATACCTTTCTTATACGATCACTTACGGAAAATTTTGTGTACACTTGAACATCTAGCCACTGAAGTTTCGTTTTAGCTGCCGGTACATGCAACGTTTCAGCAGTTCTCCTCGCAAGTACCTCGACTTCATTATTGTCTGGTGTCATGAAGTTAAGAAGCAGCCAGCACTCCCATCGCTCGTCCCAATAGACAAGGAACCTATTTGAATACTCGCAGAAGGTATCTTTCACGGCGATAAGCGAGAACTTGTGCTTGATCTGATCCATTGATTTAATCTCCTTCCACAAAATTTCATGATTGTACGGTTTTATAAATGCCTTTTGTATATCTATTATACTCCAAATCGTAGCTAGTACCCCTAGTAAAATCATCCCTTGCTGGAACGGTATGTCGCCAGTCCACGCACTGATCAGAAATGCTAATGCGGTAAGTGTATTAAATGAGGCTTGCGTCTTGGAATGGCCTATTTCATTTCCTCTTGATACTAGATGGTTTCTCAGATCATGGTCTTGTACATACATATACCGTGCCTTCTTAAAATAAAACAGGGGACGACCTTATAAGAAGGTATTTCCCCTGTTCAAACTTGCTGAAAGTCCCAACGGGGACCAACTGCGCCCAAATTGTGCGCCCACTCAATGTGCGCCCAAATGCGCTATTTTATTTTATCCGATAATATCGGAGAAATTCTGGTGCGTCTAGAGGGATTCGAACTCTCGACACCTGGTTCCGGAGACCTTCAAATGAGAATGACAAATTATATGAAATTCAGCGAATCAGATACCGTCGCATTTCCTGCCGTTCCTATACCGCTTCATTCTCATTTAGGGAACTTTCGGGACGCCAACTGCGCCCGACTTTGCGCCCAGCTATTCTTTTTTCTTCCCATACAGTCTCTCCATTCCTGCCTTCGTGACCAGCCGCGTGCGTCCGGACTTGCGGAATTCCTCGCCTTCTTTAAAACGAGGCGGGAGCCCCTTTTGTCCTGAGCACGCCTGCTTTACTGTGATCGCAGAAATTCCCCAACGTTCTGCAGCTTCCGCTGTCGTCATCACTTCGTCGATGATTTTCATTTTCTAAACCTCCATCCTTTTTACGAAATCGCTGCACTCTTTCATTTTCCCGTGTTTGACGAGCCGGGCGAATGCCTGAATCACCGCCCACTCTTCGTCATATGCGCGCAGCTGATGTTGTTTTCTCACGCCTTCGGCTTTCTTGGGCCTTCCTGTTTGATTGGGGCGTTTCCCGCCCCAGCCATTCTTTTCCATTCTTCCTCCATGAAATTTCATTACTTCAAAAATTACTTTAACCACTCAGCAACGTTCAGGATCGTCGCAATAATTACTAAAACCATGCAAGTTGTGGTGTAGTTACTAGCCCACCATGCGATGGCAGCGCATGCCCAAAATACAGCTAATAATATTTTTGTTTTCATTTTCTTTATATGGTATGATATTAGGGAAGGGGCTCGGGGATTTCTCCCCGGCTTCCCTTTAGTTCTATTTGCGGTTCAGCTGTTTAATTTTAATCAGTATCGATAATACTTTTTCGATGCCAGTCAGTATTGCGACTACCGACCCAATGATTAAAGCTATCAGCTGAATCGCTTCTTTAATATCATCCATCATTTCACCTCCTTTAACTGTATATATTATATCATTTATCTTGCTTTTTGTCAATGCGATGTTCTTAGACTTCTTCGATTTTATCGCACTTTTCAGCATTTTTGCAAAATAAAAAAAACGTCTTGATTTAACAATGTGCTAAACCAAGACGTCCTTTTTTATTGCTTCGCGGCTTCCTCTGCCGCCTTTAGCGCAGCAAGCTCGCGCATCGAAAGTTCCCAGCGCTGTGCCCTTTCTTTCTGTGCCTTGCGTACTGCCTCCTGTGCCTTGCGTACTGCCTCCTGTGCCTTGCGTACTGCCTCTTCGGGTACAATGTAGCCAGCGCCAAAAATACCTTTCCTTGCTCTGCGCTGTGCGTCCATGGCGCGAACAAATACGCCAATGTCTTCGCGGTATTCGATTCCATATTTCGAAAACAACGCCACGGCGCTCGATGTCAGTACGTTATCTGGATACGTGTACACCGGCTTTGGCGGTCCTTTCTTAGCCTTGATATTTGCAGCATTCACTTCATCAAGTATGCGGTACAGGTCTGGTGCACTTCGGATCAGCGGGCCTTTAGATGCTACGAAACTAGTGCTTACTTTAGCGCCGTTGTCGTATGTAATCGTCGTCCCGACGCAAATATGGCTATGCGCCTCTCGGATGCCGATACACGTGAGGTGCGGCGCAAACAAGAAATAGTCGATGTTATGCTCCGCGTAGAACCTCACGACTTTCGCCATGATGGAAAATGGCGGATTATCGATAACTACGCAATCTGCCGGATAGTCGAAATTTTCAAAGTCGCCGCCCGGCCAAAATGGACGGACTACCGTCCGCCCCCCCAATCCATTTCTTTGATTGCCCAGTCCTTTACCACCTCATAAATTGCACCCGGTGTATAACAGTCATCTGTGGTTTTCTTTGGTTTGAACTTGTCGACAAATTCTTCATAAGTATTAGATTTTGACATATGCTCACCTACTTTTTACTCAATGCATACAGCAGACCACCCGAGATTGCAATCCAGAGGTTACGCTGTCGAGTTTTCGTCTCAATGTCCTTCTTCGCCTCGTCCTCTAATTCTTTCAAGGATTGATTTGCACTCGCTAATAATTTCCGCGTCTCTGCGTTCGTTTTCTTCGATTCTGCCAGCTCTGTCTGCGCTGTTTCTAACTGCTTCCTCTGCTCGGTCAAGAGATCCTGCTTGTTCGCGTTGCTCTTCTCCAGCTCGTCTAAGTTCGTATCGAGTGCTGTCAGCTCGCTTTCCGATATCTGATACATCGTTTCGGCCTGACATGAAGTACCAGCAACTCCCCAGAGCAAACAAACAAGTAGTAATGATGATAATCTTTTTGTGGTCCACATTATGCCCTCCTTTATTTTATCCTCTTATATACATAAGGCGCTCCATCAATAGGAGTAGCCCCTTCAGAAAATATAATTTGCCCGCCGTATTGCGAGAGATATGCACCTGACACCCAAGTACCCCCGTAGAGCGAAGCAGGATCGATATTAGTGATAGACATAATGATACTGCCCACAGGGTATAAGTCGGCTCTCTTCACGTAATTCTTCATATCCTGCACATATGTAGTAAGCATATATATGAAAATTTTCATATCAGACGACTTGACGAATTTATTGTCCAGCTGCGTGCATAGTTTCCGGATAGTATCAAGCAGTGAGTCTTTGTAAGTGCTCATGCTAACACCTCACTTATACAATAGTTTCGTTGACAATGGCTGTAATTTCCTCATCCGTCGCCACCGGAAAGTCGTTGATTTTCATGTAGGTGCTCGCTACATCCGCGCTCTTTGCATAGGCAGATAAGTCGACTACGCCGGAGAGGTTATCCCATGCGTTGCCATTCCAAACTACATTATCTCCGGCTTTGATTCCGTGAGAAGCATCAGCCGCTACGACGTTGTATACATCGCCTACAGCCTTCCCATTAACGGGAAGATCCGCATAGGTGTTCACGCTCCCACGGTACTTATAGACTGTAGTGATGTCTGCTTTCTTTGCGTATGTGTTTTCTACGTCCGCGCTCTTTGCATAGGCAGCAAGCGACTGATGCTGCGTCAGCGGGGTAATGGTATTAGCACCCAATGTAATGACACCGCCCGCGATCTTGGCATCCGTGATACCATAGCCTTTCAGCGTGGTGGCTACATCTGCCTTTTTGCCCAAAGCAGTATCCACATCGGCCGTCTTTGCGTAGGGAGACAGATCCACTTTACCCTGAACAGCGGAAATCGTACCGTCTTCAGAAATAGTCACATTATTGCCCGCCTTGACACCACCGATGGTGCTTGCTGTCGGTGCCGGAAGGACGTAGTTATTCGCTCCTGCTGCTACGCCTGCGAGCTTTGCTTTTTCTGCGGAAGTATAATCATTGGTAGAAAGGCCTTTCCCGGTTTCCTTCCTGACAAAAAGGCTATTCAGCTTTGCAATCAAAGCGGTCATAGCAGCAGCAAAATTGGATTTTCTCAGAATTTTATCAGTAGTAGCCATGTTATTCTCCTTTTAGTAGATTATCAAAAATATCATCAATGACAGCCACGCATTCCGCATCGGTTGCATAATCTGCCACGAAATCGCCTGTATCAGCCGGAGTCAACACGCCAGTTAAAACTCCTACGGCAGACAGGACTCCCGTAAGTGTTGCTTTATCACTCATCAGAAAGTCACCTCTTCTGTTAGTTTCAGCATGTGTGGTGGAATCACAGTCGCGACAAATCCATCAGGCCGGCGCAATTCGACATCATAGTAGTATGTGCCATACGCCAGATTATCTGTCTCTCTAGGAACAATGGTGATGCAATTATTAGCAGCCGCTTTTTGGATAACGATTTTCTCATCGTTTGGCGATCTTTTTACTGTAAAAAGCACCTGATCATCTGGAGCGATTTCGTAGTCGGTGCCGTCTTGATTTTTGATTTGCAGTCTGAAGGTAGCAGTATCTCCTCTTGTCAGACTAATTCCATTGTTGACCACTTTCAGCACAATATCACCTCATCAGTACCATTCACTTAAATCATATTTCCGCCCATCAATTTCAAAAGAATCAGTATATTGCCAACCAGCAAGGATTCTGCTCGGGAAATAGTCATAGAAATTGCATTCATCGTCATACTGGGCGCACCAGGTGGGCACATAATCAGCTAGATCATTCAGGTTCAGGCAGTCGGTCAAGGTAGACAGGCTCGCATAGATGCCCGCAGAGTATCCCGCCGCGTTGCATGTGGAAATAAAGGCACTACAGATGGCGGTCACATCTTCTCTATCCTGTCCGATAGTCGCTGGGGCTTCTACATCGATCCAAATTCCCAAAGGCGGTGCTCCGTATCCCAAAGCGCCCAGTGCTTCAATGACGACCGCTGCCTCCTCTTCCGCCCGTTCCGTGGTCTGTGCGTGGGTGTAGCAGTAAACGCCCCACGGGAGTCCACGGGCAGCGGCTCCCGCAATGTGTTTGCCGTGAAGTTCAGAGAGCGTGCGCCCTTCACTGATTTTTACGATAACACCCTCTACACCTTCGCCAATCATATGTGACCAGTTGATGTGATCGTTCCAGTCACTTAAATCAGTTACCAGCATTCGTTATCCTCCTTTTTCCAACGTCCCTTTATCCAATCCCCTACGGTAAACAAAAAGGCTGCTACGTAAATGACAACCCATTCTTTTAATTTCATGTTGGTCTCCTCTTTTTAATTACTGCAGCTAAATCATGGACCATAGACACGCCAGCATCGTCCAGGTTCTCCACGATGCTGAGAAGCTCAGTGGATGCCAGGTAGGCAATCACAATCTGTGAAAAATTGACATGACCCACAAGGATGTCAGCTAGGCCACCAGCAATCACCAAAAACATATAAGCAAAGATTTTCCCTGCAAACTGCGTTTTCATTTCATGGCTATTGATGATACGAGCCCGATGTGCCGCTGGAATGCCTCGGATGGAATCAACCAGCGAGGGCTTTTCCACATTGTTCTCAATCAGCCAGTGATAAGACAGGGCGATAAATTTGGCGAACAAGTCAAGAGCCACCAACACGGCGAATACAGTAAAAAGCATGATGTGCTTCGACATGGCGATGAGTAAGATCCCCATAAAAATTTTGTAGGGCCAGCCATCCGGGATACTGCAAATCGCACGATCGGCGGAATTGTAAATTTGAATGAAGATTTCAGTCATGTTTTATCCTCCGCATCTTTCTTTTCTTCCGTTTCATCTTTGGGGGTCAGCGGCTTCGATCTGATACATTTCGCATTAGTGCAAAGTCCAGTCTTGTTATTCATCTTGCGATGGCAAAGGAAACATCTTTCCATTTAAATTGCTCCTCTCTTTTCTGTATACTCTGCGACAAGCTCTTCCCTCTCGGCTTTCAGATCCGAATAATAATCTTCATCCTCGATAGCTTTCGCCTTTGCCATTTCTGATTCGACCTCGCTGATTTTTGTTGCGTATTCCGCATCAAGAGATGCGAGTGCTGCCTCGCGCTTCTCATCCTCTGTTGGTTCGGGCCGCGGCACGTACTCCCCATTCTTGTAAAGCAGATCATGCTGTAAGGCGTTATTATAGGTCAAAGCATCCTGCACAACATGGGTTTTATCCGGATATTCCGCCTCCGCTTTGGCCTGCAATTCTTCCACCGCGTTCCCATGTACGCCGGTCACATAAGAGGTTACTCTTTCACCTGTTGCGTCATAGATGGACAAATAGGTAAGTGTGGGGTTAGCGATTGAAACTTTCATCTCACTATCTCCTTCCATTAAAATAACCTCCATCAATATGATTGGAGGTTTGAAAAAAATGAAAAATCCAAATGGTTATGGAACTATCAAAAAATTAAGCGGGGCAAGGCGGAGGCCATTCGTATTTATGGTCTCTGTGAACGGCAAACAAAAAGCTATGGGCTATTTCGCCACTAAGCTGGAAGCTATGGCATATCAGGTCGACTATAATCAGTCTCATGGTCTGCACCGCCTTTCGAAAATTACATTTGCCGAGTTATACGCAAGATGGATGCCTAAACACATCTCATATGCATCGGTTTCAAAATCCACCATCAACGGTTATGAGTGTGCGTATAAGCATTGTGCATCACTGTATGATTTACCAATAGCAGATATCAAATACAGCCACTTGCAAGCCGTCATCGATGATATGGCTAATCTCTCCTATGCCAGCAAAAAGAAAGTGCGTAATTTGTTATCCCTACTCTTCGCTCATGCCAGAAAAATGGAGTATACCACTCGTGACTTTACAGGGTTGATTAAAATCGGGAAGAATCACCCTGTGAATCCTCATCAAGCAATCAGCAAGCGGAAGGTGAATCAACTATGGAAAATTGTAGATACTCCAGACGTTGATATCATCTTGATTCTCATCTATACGGGCATGAGAAATGGCGAACTTCGCAACCTCTTAAAATCGGATATCAATAAAAAGCAGAAATATATCAATATTCGGAAATCTAAGACAGCTGCTGGCGTCCGCATTATCCCCATCCATAGTAAAATATGGCCGCTCATTGAAATACGCTTGTCGTCCCCAGGTGCTTATCTCATATGTACTGAAGACGGTCGCCCCTATACCTACACAAAACTTTCTAGGTTTTTCTCTCGAATCATGAAAGCAATAAATGGGCAAAAGCACAAATTACATGATACCCGTCATACCTGCGCTACATGGCTAGATAACGCCGAAGTGAATGACAACGCCAGAAAAATGATCCTTGGTCATGCTAGACATGATGTGACTAACGGAGTATACACTCACAAAAATCTACGTCAACTACGTAAAGCCATCGAAAAGATTTGATGCTAACCTGCTACTAACCAAAGAATTGCCCAATTTGAAAAGTACCGCGAGTATTGTATGTATCGTGATACTTTTTTGTTGCTAGGATTCTTGCGGTTTCTAGGATTTCATGCGAATCGACAATTCTAAGATAGCTGTTATTATCGACTCTTCTGCCCTTCTACGGAAATCATTTTCTACAGGGTGTAATCGGTTCTGGAACTATATCATTCCCCATATCGTTTAATCATGTATTATCAGGGTTTGCCCAGTTTGATAGTACCGTCCAAAATGATGATATGTGGAACAATGACGTTGCCATATTTATTTCGAATACAACTATTCGGTGTGGGGGCGAAGGTCGAAGATTCTACCATATCGGGATTGGTTACTAGACAGGGTGTAACTGTTGTAATGACAGGGGACTGGGATACAGTGCAATTACCTATTTCGGCAAATAACTACTTTGCTATTGCATCCCCTGCAACGCCTACAACGAATTATTGGAGTGGCGGCGCAAACGTCCCTGTATCAGTACAATCGGTTAAAACAAATTCGATAATTATTGCCCTCCCCGGCGGCAGCAATCAGTGGAAAGCCAGTATACTAATTATTGGCACAGTATAAACAGGGTGGAAAGAAGATAGACACTAGAAGGAATATCCAAAACGTATCCATAACTCTCCCTATCGAGGTGTCAAATATTTTGGCGGCAGTATGTTTCACCTACTCTAATAATTTGGGCAATAATAATAATTCGGGGCAGGTATATAATTTTACCGGCAAATCACTAACGGTCACAATAGACAACGGCGCCGGAATATGGCTCGCAATATGTAAATAGACAGGGTGGATATACGTGGGTAGGGTCCAGAACCAACGTTGATATAGCATTCCCTATATCATTCTCGCATGTGCTAGGCATTGCGGGGCTTGCAGTGGTAAACAATCAGAATTCGAGCGGCCGTGGGCTCGAACATATCAAGACGTTTTCTGGATCATCTTTCAGATATTACTCGGGTTACGATATAGCTGATAAACGGTTAACATGGCTGGCGGTTGGCACATAAGCAGTTATTTTCATAGCCCAATAAGCCAACAGTAGCTCCTATCACTGTAACCATTTTTGCGAAAGCGAAAATACGATGATGTGGGCGTTCTTATTATGTCTCCCCAATCACTGTCATAATTTCGAGAAGTCATCCTTGCTGTGACGCCCCCAGTAAGGAATCTTGATATTGATATGGGGTAAGTGAATGTGCCAGATGAGCTAAATCCACCCTGTTTATATCCCAATAGTTACCATATAAGAATCATTTGGCAATTCCCAAAATAATAAAATATTCATTCCAGCCAGCAACACTTCCCAGTGTTGCAATTAAAGAATCACCATGAACTTCTCGTATAGTTACCGGGACATTAGCGAAATGTGTATCTCCCCCTTCGGGAGGAGCTGGAGCAATGGCTACTATTGCCCAATCCATTTTTATCGGGTAATGGATTGTTTCCCATCCCCCCCCCTTAGTAGTAATATGTATACCCTGTCTAATAGCCTATCGCGATAACTCGTACATCAGACCCAGATCCAGACGCGTGCCATTTAGTAGTATCCCCATGGATTGATGGTCCCCAGTCCATCTTACCGCTATTGCCTGAATAATCGCCTGATATACCCAGCAGAGCGTGAGGGAATGCTATTGCCCATGATCCGGATTTACCAGTTTCATATCCACCCTGTATAATTAGCGGCACTGCGCCGCTAAGCTTCACCCACCATGCATTAGCGTTTGACACGTCGCCTGCAATAACCCCAACACCAGGCTCATTGATAGCCCCAATAGCCGTACGCACTTCTGCTGCCGTCGCTTTACCAAGTACGCCGCGCATGAATTCTGACAGACTGGCAAGAGATGCTGCGTTTGCTCCTGTGAAGTAAGGTAATTTATCAACCGATGGACTGAGTTTGCCTAATGCTTTTAGTGCAGTAGTTAAAGCAACTTCGATATCAGCATCATCACTTCCATCAAAAGAAGCAGCCTTGCCCGTCAGACAATCTCCAATAACGTTGATGCGTCTAGCCGTTTTCAGCTTAGTGGCAGATGCTGCATTTCCCGCAATGCCATTAGCATGGGATTGGGCGCTTTTGTTATGATTTGCAAGCGTATCATCTCCGGCTGCTTTGTTAGCATCAATAGCTTCTTTCAATCGGGCATCGTTAGAGAAGAGCTGACTTGCCATGTCGTTTTCCAGTTTATAATGAACCGGATCAGATGAGACTCGCTGCGGAAATCCGTCGGAATTGAACTCAAGAGTATCATCGATTCCGTCTGTTGGTCTTGTCACATTCCCCACAGAAGCGGGAAAATCAGTTTTCCATTTATCAAGATATTTTGCCATGTCTATTCCTCCCATTTAGTAATGGACGAACCATAGGTATATTTCCCATCAAATTGGATTTTTCCATTCCATGAAAAGCCTAGATACACATTGAGTCCCAAATGTGCCGGCTTGTAATAGATAATTGTATTCTGCATTTGTTTCAAATCCTCTGTATTTGTGGATGTAGTGTAGATATTGAAATAGTACTTGTCGTTATGTTCCTCGATGTATCCATATCCGTAGGCATTCACCACTTTCCCCAAAAAAGATACCGTGCTGGTTTGCGTACCTTGCAGCTTAACCAGCACTTTTTTGCGCCGTTGTTCATAAGTATCTTCCGGGCTAGGGTGCAGGTCCAACACTCGTTCCCACATGGATAGTCCCCAAGTCGCTTTCTCGACGAAAAACTGATTCAGCGCATCGAGAATAGCATTACGTATGTTTTCATGCTCCCATGAACACGCCTCACATACTGCACGGAAATGAGGATCTTTTTTTAGAAAAGGCGGCAAGTACTGCGTGATATCTATTTTGTCAGATGACCTTAGTAGTCTAGTCAACCCTAGTCACCCCCATAGTGCCGGCTCTAGGTAGGTATCCTGCTGGAATTCTTACATTGCTGATACCACCATTGATTTTTAGTGAGTCATAGTCTGAAATAGCACCACTATTAAGCAGTACCTTGCCGACTTGGGCAATAGATACATAATCACTATCAAATTCACTATCTACCAAGTACGCATCCAGTGTATTTTTCAGCACAGACGCATAATCCTGTAAATATTCCTGATTGACCTTTACGTTAGCCGTCACGTTGATATTGAGATATGCCGGCGCCGTTACGGTCACAGTGGCACCGATGGGCCGTACCGTCTCGATATAATCAGCCACCTTTTTCTGCAGTTCCTGACTGGCTGCATTTTTATTGACGTCGGTAACAAGCACCTTGACCGTGCCATTGCCGTTCCATAGGGGAATGACTTTCACATCCCCCACACCAGCTACGGAGAGAGCCCATTCCTTATAATGCATCACATTCCCCGACGTGGCAGGTGTTCTGACATGTACCAAGTACCGTTTCAAGAGAGATTCGTCTGTTTCCTCTTCAAACCCATCGTGGGTAGCATCCTTATTGATGACTTTCGACACCCCGGGAATACTCATAGGTACCTTGTCGATGGTGTTGGCCCCCACATTACCCGAAGTGCCGGCGATCTGCGCCGTGATTTTTACATCCACGATCCCGTTATCAGCGATGGTACATGCTGCATCAGTCGTAAAATATACATTATTGTCGGTTGAAAATACGGAGCCCTGCGGGACGATGATACCTTTGGTACCGGTGATAGTCAGTGCCCCAATGGCTTTAACGGCCGGCTTCCTATCAATACCGAACTCCGCGGCGCGAAGCGTCAAGTATTCGCCCCATGATGTATCCGCAAAGGCAGCCTTATAGAGCTGCTCAATTTCGACTTCGCCCTTCGCAAACTCAAAGCTATTGGACGCCAACACATCATTTTCAAAGGTTCCTTCGATTTTCGACGCTTCAATCCCGCTTTGTCTTTGTAATTCCTGCAGGATTTCGTTCTGATCTCTAGCTACATACATTACGCACTCACCTCCCCATAGACCGTTGTCAGGTCAATCGTTACTGTCGCCTTTCGCCCTTCCTGTGAAAATGAAATATCATTGATGGATAGAATGTAGGGATTTACCATAAGGCATTCCGTAATCATTCGTTTCAGCTCGCTGATTCGTTCCTGTACTCCCATCACCAATCCTATAAATGGCTTGATTTCAATACCGTACTGCCACGAATAAGCAAGGTATATATAGCGTTCTGTGGCCAATGCTTTGTATACCCATATCTTGATAGCTTCTGTGCCTTCTAGCAGGATATGCTTCCCCGATTTGTCATACAGAAAACAATTCTTTTCAAAATCCCATGCGAATTCTTTAAATAACGGTAGATCCTGCGTATCAGAGGAAGCCTGAATCAAAGCCTCACTGGCACCGACAAAAGGAAACGCTTCACTCATAGTTTCACCCCGCTGTCTGCTATCCAATATAGCTGATTTCCTTCTAGATTCTTTGAACCTTCCAAAGGTATCACTAGGACGATAGTTCCCGGCTTTAGCGTATCCGTCCATGTCTCATCGTTATCAATAGGATGATTGTGGCTGGCGTATTCCGCATAACCGCCACCACCGCCACGATAGGACGTCTCGCCTACCATGTGCCTGGTATAACCGGGCATGAGGTATCTGGAGATATAAACATCTTCCTTGTGGAGCTGGATAGTGTTGACATCAATAGCGATATCGGGAGGCGGCGATCGCACGATACCCATCTGAGCCATTTGCACCTGCTCGTCTTTCCCTGCCTGGTGCATCAACCCGATCATGCGATTGGCCGACTGCTCGATAGTTGGAATTTTATCCGCCATTGGCTCCCGCCTCCTCTTTGGTCATAATGTTTTCAAATTCCAGTTCCAGCTTCATGGTGTGCATACCATTCTCAAAGATATGGCTATCACTCTTGATCCAAAACTGGCCTTTGAAATATTGCTCCTGCACGGCAATGGAATAGGGGGCTACCACCCGATAATCGCCCAGCATATCTAAGGTGCCGGTTCTATCAGGGCCTTTTAGCAACGATTCGATTTCCTGCTGCGCATTGGCTTTTGGATTGGTCTTATATACATCCTGTATCAAGCCATATTTTTTGATTTGGTCATCTTCGGATTGATAGCCTGTGGCATTCCCCTCTGCATCAGTGATCACGACCTGATTCACCATGTTTTCAATGCTTTCGGCAAACCGTTCATTCAATACATTGGTATACCCATTGGCTTCGTAGTCCTCGATGAGAGTTCCCTTTTCGACTACATCCAGCTTACTGCCATTCATCAGCAAGGCATATTTCTTCTTGGTTTGCTTCGCCGCCTCGGTATAAGCCATGAGAATAATCTGATAGCCAGATTTCCTGACAGCAATGAAAGAAACGGGCGTCCCTGTAGCAAGGATATTGCCCGTTTCGATTCCCAGTTCATTACAAACCGACTCTGTGATACTTTCAGGAGTCATGTTTGTAAACTTTCGAGTAGTTTTGCTTTTGTTCAGAATAAACAGATTATCATAGGCCGTGACAGACACCTTGGAAGCCTGCACGTCCCGCTCCAGATGAAATATATGTCCAAGGAAGCGAAGCGTGCCGTCCTCATCGTACCCATACACCGTATCGCCATTATCCAATGGATGATTCGGTAGGTTAGGATCTCGATAGTCCTGTACCACATCAAAGGCAAGGCGCCGTGCAGCCTGCAAACGGGACCCGGACCACTCGATGCGACTGATTAGCTGCGTGATGTCATCTACATGCTGAGTCTTTTCCCCATCACTATCAGTCGTTATGTATTCGTGTTTGACAATCATTTGATGATCAACCTGCCAATCTTATCAGCGTTATTGATAGCCAAATCTTTCAGATCATTGCTTTGGGCAATACGACGCCATTTGTTGGCCTGCCCGTAGCATTTCTTGGCCACGTCCACCACATCCTTCGCCTTTTTCAGTTTAGCTGCCGAATCTGCTTTTTTGTCTGGCGATGGTCTGTCTTTCAAGCCCGTGGTCTTATCTACCTGCTTATTGTTGTTGGCAAGTGGCGTATTCAGATCCTTGTACTCAGTGAGAGTCAAAGCGTAGTAGATATCCCGACTTCCATCCTGTTCTTTATAATCGAATTTCATGATACCGGTCATAAGGTTGACCGGCGAATCAGTGATAATGATTCTGACAGGCTTTCTGCTTTCCTTCCACTTCCTTAGTTTTTCGATGAAAAAAGACGGTTCGAGTGCATCCCCAACTACGAAGGGGTAGTCATGTACCGAAGCTGGGAAAAAACACTGGAAAGAAATCCGTTGCGCCTGAGGCAGCCCAAAGACGAGTGCCTCGCCTACCTGCTCGACGTTGACAACCTTATTCCCCTGCCCGGTAGATACCTCGTATACACGCGGCGTAACAGGCAGCGTGACTTTTTCTGTTTCACAAGAAAGAATGATCTGCCGCTTCGAGCTGCCTCCACCTAAGATTGCGGAGGCAATATTTAACGCGGTACCAAGTGCTCCCCATGCTTTCATTACGCACCTCCGTAGTTTGCATAGCCCTGTTCGAGGGCTCTCATGATGGTATAAGCGATTTTGTCCATATCGGCTTCGTTTCTCACAACGAACGTATTCCCCGTAACCATGACAGAGTTCCCTGATGCGTTCGAATTCTGTACTTCACGGGAAATGATCTGTGCTGTTTTCCCCGCCGGATAGATCCGGCTGCCCTGCGGCAGGTCGATGAGTTCGCCACCGTGTTCATTGATTTGTGCCAAACCACCAGAGAAATGCATATCCCCTACGGCGTCCATCGGCACGCTGTCATCGACACGCACAGCGCCATCGCTTCCAAAAGAGTAATGACTCATAGCACTGGCAGAAATCTGCGAAATTTTAGAGGAAATAGGTGCCATGACATTTGCTTCAAACCATGCTGCTACGCCGCTCCATGCCCCCTGCACTGTGCTCCACGCATCCGTAAACGCGGATCCGATGTCAGCTCCCGTAGTCCCTGCGCTGGCGTCAATAGGATCCCAGACGGAAGCGTCATACCAGCCCGCTGCATCGCTCCACTGTCCTTTGATGGACTCGACGGCTTCCTGCCCGTGCGCCTTGAGTCCGTCCCAGACGTTATTCCACAAGCCTCCGATCACCTTCGAGCGTTCTTCCGTTGCCTGCTCCATGGTTTTAGTGATGTCGTCATAGTCCTCGTAGGTCATACCGCGAACCTCATTGTCCCGATACATGGTCGCTTCCTTCATAGACTGCAGACGGCCTGCGCCAAAAGTGCCATTAGCAAGACCGTTCCCGATATAGTTGCCGAAAACGCTGCCACCCAGTCCACCGATAATCGAGCCTATCAGTGCGCCGGGAACGGCCCCTATGCCGCCGAAAGCACCTCCGATGGCCCCGCCGGCCAGCGCGCCAGCTTTGGAACCGGCATACATGCCGGCAAGTGAGCCGCCCGCCTTTAGGGCTGCAGCGCCACGTTCTTCCGGCGCTGCACGGTAGACCTCGTAAGCAGAAGTGGCAAGAGCAGCGCCCATCATGACGCGTCCGAAGATTTTTCCGTACCGGGCGGCTTTCCCTGCATCAATCTTCCCATCCGCTTTTGTACCGGGAATAGAGCCAGCCCCGCCAATGCCTGTGCCGCCAGAGCTTACCGTACCATTGACGATAACTGTGTTGGCAGACACCACCATGTCATTTAATGCACCGTTCCTTCCACCGGCAATGCCGCCAGGCTTAGGATGCAGCACACTGGAGACAGCATCGACGCCGTTCTTCGTCAACTTTGCGATCTTATAGAGCGCCCCGGCCAGCGCCCCGCCGGCTAGAACGGAGCCTACGCCATCAAGTTGCAGGAACTTGTTCTTCAGATCGACGACGAGCGTCCCGACTATATCAAATACGTCACCAAAATCCAGCCCGTCCTTGATATTTTCATTGAACCGATTTAAGAGCTTCGTACCCTCCTGCGCCAAATCGCGAAGGCCGCTAGATACGTGGCCACTCAGCAGGTTTTTCGTCAGCCCGTCCCATGCGCTGGAAAGATAGGTCAGATCGCCCGCCAAATTATCCAGACGAGTCTTTGCCATCTTATCTGCGGCACCGCGTGAACCGTCGATGGCTTTCGTCAACCGTTCGAACTTGTCATCCGATTCGTTGACGATAGCCAGTAAACCGGACATGGCTTCCTGTCCGGCAAGATCAGAGGCAACTTTGCCCTGCGTGGCTTCGTCGAGGTCTTTGAAACCTTTTCGCAAATCCAGCAGAATCTTTCGGAGCGGTTTCATCTTCCCCGTTGCCGTGTCGATAGCAGAGAACCCGCCGTCGATGTGCTGGCTCAGGGTCGCCATCGCTTCTTTCACGTCTTTTGTCGGCGATACCAGACGAGTCATTAATGCACGAAGCGACGTGCCGGCCTGCTCCCCTTTGACGCCGCTGTCTGCCATTGCGCCAATAGCGAGCGCCGTGTCCTGAATGTTATAGCCAAGAGCCCCCGCAAGCGGCGCTACATACTTGAATGTATAACCCATCTTTCCGACATTGGTATTAGAATTGGCAGCCGCTGCCGCGAGCACGTCAGCGAATTTCCCCGCTTCATCAGCCCCCATTTTAAAAGACGTCATAGCGTCCGTCACGATGTCTGATACCGAAGCCAGATCTTCGCCAAAGGCGGCAGCCAGATTCATGATGCCAGGAAGACCGCCGATCATTTCCTCAGTCTTCCAGCCCGCCATGCCCATATAAGTGAGCGCCTGCGCCGCCTCCGTCGTGGTGAATTTCGTTTTCGCCCCCATCTCCAAAGCGGACGCCGTGAGCTTCTGAAATTCTTCGTCTGTAGCACCGGAAATCGCCTTGACGCCGGACATGGTCTGCTCGAAGTCCATGTAGCTTTTCACAGTATTATAAATACCAAAGCCGACTCCCGCACCGCCAAGCATCTGCAGCGAAGTATTCATAAGCATGCCAGAAGCAAGCCCATCAAGACTGTTTTTCAGTTTGCCGCCCTTCTGTACTAGGTTAATAGCCACCTCTTTCGAGCGGATGCTGTTCATCTGGTTCCTGATCCGGGTAATCGCAGGCGTTGCCTTATCCGTCACGGATACTGACGCCCGATGATTTCCCTTGATCCCAGAAAGTGCGCTGGCGGTCTTCTTGATTTCGGCCGCAGACTTGACAGCAGATGCCGCCAGTCTGCCATTGGCCGTCGTCAACCGGTCGACCGCCGACAGCGAACCCACTACAGAAGTTTTAAACCCGGAGACGTTTTTCTTCGCGGTCTTGATGGCAGCCGTCATCTTATCCCGCATCTCGAGCGTAGCGCTCAATACATACTGGCTCATCCTATCACCTGCCTTGTCATGCCTACTGCGGCCAGTTTGGCCGCCCTCTCATCCTCTGCCTCCATAGCCGCATGGCAGAAAATCTTCTCGACCGGTGACAGTGAGAAGAAATAAGAGAGAGAATGACCATGGGAAACTAAAAAGGCCGCTGTGGCAGCCTCCCAGTTCCCTTCAATCAGTTTTTTGCGTCGTCGTGAACCTTTCGCACGATGTTTTTGTTATAACCTGCACAGTCAAGAATAGCCACGGCGATCCGAGTCATTTCGCCTGCATCAAACAGTTTACGCACAATATCCGTCGGTTCCACGCACCCATAGGCCTCCTGCAGCTTAGCATCCTTCAGATTCGGGGATACTACGCAGTTCAGCACGAGATACGCATCTCCATCCCCCTCCGTAGCTTTGGATTCGAGCACCATCGCTGCCGTCGGTTTCTTTACCGTGATGACGCCGATGGATGTTTCCATGTCATACGTTTCTTTCTTCGCCGCCGCTACGGCTTCTTTCATTTCGATCAGTTCTTCAATACTTACAGCCATTCTCATACCTCGCTATTCTACTGTTTCAATAAATTTCGCGTCCTCAGGAGTGAATCCGAATGGGAATTCCTTCTCGACCACTTCACCCTTCTTGAAATTCATCAGAGCAAGCTCATTAAAGAATACATTATCAATGGACACGCGTTCCTTCTGTCCATCTACGGCATCCGGATCATCCAGCAGCCCCACAAGCGTAGCTCTCGGATCATGGCCATTTTTCCACTCCTCCAGATAGGCGTTAATGTTGCGGTTAATGACAGACTTGATTGTCAGCGTACCCGAACCGGTGAGGGATACGATTTTGGAGTCTTTGGAATTGCCGATCAGCACGTCCTCGCGGTCTGCCGTTACCTTACATTCAAAGGATTCAATTTCAAAGAGAAGTTCACCATCCCACCATACTTTTCCGTGGGAACCATTCCAGCGACGACGGCCTCTGTATTTCACGTCTTCTGCAGCTCTAGCCATTATTCATACCTCCTACATTACATAACAAATACAATGTTCAGATCTTCCATGGCGTTGACTGGCTTCACACTGCCAGCCAGTACCACATTAGTACCTGTATTGTACTGACGAATCTGCATAGCCGTCATGGTGGATGTGTCTTCCCCGTGGAGCTTAGCATAATTCGCCTGATACTGTTCATCAATATCTACCGTGTTATTGCCGTCACGGTCAATAACATTGCCTTTAATTTCATCGAAGTACACCAGAATAGCGGTGATGAAGAGCATTTTATGATCATAGTCATTGATGACTTTGCCCACATAGTACTTCTTGAACGTATCACGGATATCATCGGTAATCATATCGACCGCTTCCATAATCTTGATGTATCGGAAATCTTCGCCTTTATCTGTGGTGAAGGTAGTCAGAGAATTGCATGCACGGGCAATCTTGACTCCATCCCCATCCTGTTCATCAAAGAGAAGCAGCTGGCCTTTATCAATAAGAGAATCGATATCTTCATACTGTTCTACCTCTTCGACTTCGGTCAGCTTGAAATAGGTAGCAGAACGGTCAAGCGCAAGACCGGCCAGAATACCGGTGATACGAGCGGTGTACTGGAGAGCAGTGTAGGTGGTGTACACCGGATTCCCCTTGGAATCGGTATCAGTCTTTACCTTGATGCCGCCGGTGCAGAAATTGATGATGCCTTCGTGGTCCGCTGCCTGATTAGCTACCACAGCCTTGAAAGTCTTTCTCTTGTTTCCGCGTTCAGACTTGATCCAGGAAACGATATCCTGCTGCTCCTGTTCAGTACTGTTCGGATAGCAGAGATAATTCCATTTTACGCTTTCCAGTTTTGCAAGAATACCGGCCAGTTTCTGAGTTGGTTCAGAGATGTCTGCTTTTGGCAGAGTATATACCAGGATGCGAAGCGGTGTCCCCAGCAAGCACTTTTTAATCAGATCCACGTTTTCCGCGGTCAGTCCTTCATCTGGGATGTCAGAAACATCGTTGATTTTGTAGTACTTGCTGACATCAGTCTTCTCATTTTTGAGGATCATCGCCACAATGCCTCGAGCGCTGCGCTTGATGGCCGTAGTTCCCTTGGTTTTAAAATCAATCAGTACCTGTGGCAATCCAAAAACTTCAGCTTCATTTGCCATATTGTTACTCCTTCCTTAAATTGAGCGTCAGCTCTTCCATCAGTTCAAATTCTTCCTGACTCATGTCAGCGTCCGTGAACTGTAACCGGAAAATATAATGCAGCACTTCATCATGGACAGTGGTTTCGGCTTCCGGAATGGTGATAGCTCTATCTTCTACATAAAAGACAGGGCGAATCGCAAAATCGAGAATCTGACCAATATCATAAATCTTCATCCGGTCAATCCGTCCGAATAAGTCCTCATCAGGAATATACTGGATGTCAATCTCGATATTGCGGTCATGATATACGCCTTCCCCATCCACCGTAGATGTGTAGGGCTGCATTTCGACATAAAAATAAGGCGCATCCGATTTTTCTACATTATCGAAGTGCACCTTACAATCTGGAAATTTGTTTTTTAGTAACGCCGTAAGCGTTTTCTTGAGACTTCTATAGGTAATCATGAGAGCAAGTCCTCCATGATGGTTTCTGCATCCGCCTTGAATTGCCTTTCCGTTTCCGCCAATCCTTCATGAAGCATCTTCGCACCGGGAACGAACCGCGTGCGGCCCTTCCTATCCTTCGCCCACCCGCCTCCGCGCTTTCGTATGCGGTGCCCGAATTCTACATGCACCGCATAATGCGTATTGTTGTAAACTGTAGCAGCCCCCTTGGCGGCGCGGCTCCTATGCCAGCCTTTTCGAAGCGTACCGGTATCCACCGGTGTGTTGTCCTTGACACGACCGTTCAGCAGCTCCGCCTGCCGCGCGACGAACTTGTTTCTCTTAGCCAGTGATTGATCCAAAATACTTTGCAATTTGGCATCCAGCTGGTCGAAGCCGGTGATTTCTTCGCCCATCAGGCCTCCTCCCCTTCCCGTTCTGCGTTAATTTCCTTGTGAGTAGGATAGTTCAAAGCCTTACCGGCACGAAGCAGAAACTGCTGCTCCGCTGCCGTCTGAATGGTCAGAATGTCATTAGGCCGTATATCATACTGGGGGTCACAATCAATGCGGAGCTTTTGTGTCAACACATCACCCCGATCGGACTGTTTCCCGGTCAAGCTGATTTCGTAACTGCCCAAATGGCAGGGAATCTCGTGATAGATTTCCTCAATCCTATAGTCGTCAGCTCCCTCTGCATCCAAAGAAGCGACTTGTCTGGACACAGTCATGCGGTCATTGTACATAAACTGTTTCAGCAACCGCTTCATTCCTACGAATTCCATGGCTGCCTACCTCCCACCTTGCGGAAACGGTTCAGCTTAGGTTTCAAGCTCTCGAAGTCTGTTTCATGGGGATTTCCAGTAGAAGATACATCAGATACCGCAAAGGTAAATTCCGTATCATTCTGTTTCAGAGATTTCAGCGGTGCTTTTTCTCCTGAAGTCTCCGCATCCATCCACTTAGTAATAAGCTCCACCGCCGTATAAATCAGACTATCAGGGAAATCCTCTCGGTGGCAGTAGTCCATCACATCCACTACAAACTTCTCCACGTACATTCGGAGCTTTGTATCGTTGATGATAGGCGATTCTTCTACCATGCCGTTATAATCCCCTTTGACCTCCATGATTTTGTTATAAATGGCCGCATCGGCTTCCTCTTGGGAAATATATTTCATCGCATCACCTACTTTCTAGGGCATCAAAAAAGCACCTGCAACTCGCAAGTGCTTTTTGTTTAAAATATCACTGTACCCCAAATTTCCTTATCAAATTGAGGAATTGCTTGCTTCGTTTTTATCGCACGCCAAAGTTTCTTCGCTGCTAATTTATACTCACTTGCAACAGGGTGTACAGGATCCAATAAAGTAACACGCTCAAGAGAATGCTGTCCGAATACTTTTAAATATTCCGTCTTTGCACGAGTTAAATCTGCCATTGCTATATCAAGATTAGTCCCAAATGCGTCTGCAGGCATATTAATCCCCCCCCGTTTATGCCATTAATATCAGACCAATAATAAGATTAAGATATTCTCTATCATCTGTTATTATAGCATAATTCCGCGTTTCCGCCCCGTCAGAATCGACGCTAATGCTTTTCACAAATTTTGTGGGTTCATAGATTTGTTCTAGTCCCATGCTAAGAACTTCTGAAGCACAGGTGTATTCTTTACCAATATACGGATTGATAAAATCGTCCTTTTTAGTAATCTCGGTATCATTATACCCAAATCCTGGAAATAATTCCGCCAACGCTACTGGGTTCTCATCTTTAGTTCTTTGAGCGATAAAATCTTTTGATATTTTTAAAGCGTCGGAATTAAAGAATTCTACATAATGCCCAATTTCATGAAACGGAGTTGTTTTTCGCACGCCATTCATATGGATAGAAACATAATTCTCACGGTAATTGTCGAACTTTGTGGCATAACGTTTCCCGTTTGCCATTACAGCCCCGCTAATAAAGAATCCTCTGTCAGCCTTGAGCGTATAAAGCTTCCGACTTGTAGCGTCCAAGTAATCTGCCCATGCCTTTGGGTATACAGAAAATGCATTTCTTAGCATTTCTTTATTTACCTTAGAACTGCCTTTAGCCCACTGGTCATCTCGGATGGTACCTCCCATTTCTCTAAAGTTTCCGAAAATTTCCTTTAGCTTTTGTTTGTCCCCAATATGCTGGTCTACTTTTAACAACTGATTTACCATTTCACCTATATGACACACATCAGATACGTTCATATCCTTAAGTGGTTTTTGTGAGATAGCGTCTTTAATAGACTGGATTGATAGCGGGGGTTTAGCTGGAGCTGGCTGTAGGATAATATACTTTTCATACCATGTATCGTATGTCATACCCTTAGGCACATGTACCGTTTTCCCATCAACAGTCCTAGCAGCTCGAGCACCCTCTTCGCTATGCCAGCCTTTCAGACTGCCAGCGATTGTACTTCGACAGTTAGGATGAAGTGGCGGTGCATTTTCACCAGGGCGGTATTCATCAAGGGAATAGACATGACCGTCATGTGACCGGCATATAACAGAAGTACGCCTGTCTAATGTAGCAATGAAACGGTAGTATTTCATGCCAGACTCTTTGATACTGTCAGCGGCTGCACGATTCTGAACATAGTTCATTTCCGTGCGTACTAACCTTCTCGCATTGGAGAGACCGGCATGCATTTTATCTTCTACCATTTTTGCCATCTGAGGGACGGACAGTCCGCGGTGCAGCCCATTCGACACGACTGTGCGAAGGACCGCGCCGAGCTGCTGGTCATTCTTCCAGATACGCCGGCTATAGGACTTTCCGCTCCACGGAGCAGCGGCGATTTTTTGTGCCGTATCGTCATCAATAGCGACATTCGCCTTCATGATTCCCGTCCGTTCTGCCACGTCATAAATGCCGTGGTAGAAACGATCCTTATAGGCATCCATCAGAAAGTCCGTCATGCGGTCTTCTGTCTTGCGTCCCAGCCGGTCAAGAGCCTTCAGCGTTTCTGCATAGAGCTTATCCAGACGCGAAATGCGGCTTCGCATAGCGAGGGTTTCCAGTTCCTCCGACAGAACGCTGCCGTTCTCGATCCCCTGCAGGTATTCTTCCATGCTCATCCGCCAGACGCGATATTCATCGCCCGTCAACAGTCTGTGCGCTTCTGCCATAGATAGTTTGTTATCTTTCGCGAAGCGCCCATACAGAGCAGCGATGTCCCTTTGGATGTCAGCCAGAGCCTGCTCATAATACGCCGCCAGATCGCGCTCTACGGTAGTCTGGCAACGATTGTGCCAGGCTTCTTCATAGGCTGCGGCCCTGGCGGCCCAGTATGCTTCATTCTCTGACTGCTTATCCATCATTAGCCAACCTTATGCTTCAGGGCTACCATGCGGATAGCTTTGGATTCATATACACGATTCCAATTGGTGGCATCCGCCAGTTCTGCGCGAGTTGGGGATTCCGAATTGGTCCTCTTCTTGTTGGTCCATGCTACTCCCCGTGGATGCATGATAAAGCAACGGCGGTTATAGAGCATGTCTACGCCAGCGCCGTCATCCGGGTCACGTTTGGTTTCGGTCTGCACGAAACGAACCGGAGAACCTTCGCCATAAGCAATAGCACCGGTACCAAAGAAATAGGTGGTGTATACGCCAGCAGATACTGGGCATCCATCATCTACAATGACACGGCGGCCCTGATAGGCATCAAATTCTACGTTGGTAGAATCTCTTTCGGTAGCAATGAGGTTCTTTTTCTTCAGATATGCTTTGGTAGCAGAATGCATCACCACAGCGGAAAGCTGATCCTGTGCATCGCCCATGAGCTGGAGGGTATCGATGACTGCAGAGGCAGAAATGTTGGCAGCTTCCCCTTCCAGTGCAGAAATATCCAGAATATGGTCTTTCATGGAAGTAGAAGAGAATACGCCAGCAAGGATATTGATGAGTTCCTTCTGGTACTGTCTAGCCCAATAGCCTGCTACCAAGTCGCCAATAGCGGCCATCGGGTCCTTACCAGCCAGTGCGGCAGACAGATTGGAAGCACTCCATTTCTGTCTACGCATGATGGTAGTGGATACATCTTTCTTGGATGTGATTTTCTGTGCTTCGATGGTCTGCCCTTCTACGATGTTGTCAGCGTCTCCCTGCAGATCTTCGAAGAATGGCATGTTGTGAGTACGTGCTGCTTCGCTTGCCAGGGCATCGAATGCCGGGCTTCTAGTAATAATACCGGAATTGAAAAATGCAGATTTTTCCATGGTTTTCTGCACTACGTATGGATTAAACAGTTCCGGGACGATGATATCGGAAATAGTTGTTCCTGCCATTTGTATTGTCTCCTTTTAGATTAAATGGTTACTCCGGCGGCCTGTGCGAAGGCTTTGGCCTGTTCCGGATTTTCTCTGAGCAATCTTCCCTGTTCAGTGAGGTTAAACGTATCTTTTGCGAATGGATTGGTGCTGGGGTTTCCGTTTCCGCCTTTGGGGTCATACTTCGGGTTAGGGCCGGCCTGCTTAAACAAAAATGCTTTGTTCTTCTGCAGTTCCTTCAGCTGTTCGTCCAATCCGGTGATTTTTCCATCGTCACCAAGGATGAGTTTGGCCTTGTCGAACAAGCTGGAAACAATGTCCACATCCTGCGCTTTGTCCACAATAGCCAGTTTGATAGCGTCATTGATACGGAGTTCTTTCATCTTCGCATCGGCTTCTTCCTGTGCCTTCTTGTTGGCATCCTGCAGGGATTTAATCTGGTTCTTCAATGCGTCCAGATCACCTGTAGACTTTTTGAGGGTTTCCAGTTGTTTGTCACGGTCCGCTACAGTAGCGGTTAAGGTCTTCTTTTCCTCGTTGACCTCATTGAAACGAGATTTTGGTACATACGCACCATCTAAGAAAGCAGTCAGCGCTTTTTTCGCTGCTTCCTTTTTATCGGCTGCGATGCCCAATTCAGCAAATAATTCTTCCTGATTCATAAAATCCTCCTCCGGTTTTTACCGTGGTTCACCTGCCACGTTAGGAAATAAAAACTAGTCATCTTTCTTGCCATCCAAATCCCCTCCATAGGGATCAGCCTGCGCATCCTGCTCTTTGCGTTCCTTTTCGATCTGTTTTGCTTCTGCTTCTGGATCATCCACAAATGGATGGCGGGATAAGATCGTCTTATTGGAAACAATGCCCACGGAATTGCTGCACATGGTCACAAGGTCAGAGTCATTTTTAATGGACGTTCTCGTCCATGTCTGTACGATGCCTGCTGTGTCCCTCCCATAATGCCGCAATATCGCATGAAGCAATTCGTCGAATCCCATGCGGAATTGGACTTCCATCTGCCCCGCCTTGAGCTCCAGCAGGGAATAAACGAATTTCATGGCTTCGCCGGAAGTCTTATCCAGTCCCTGCTGCTCCGGATCTACCCCCTGCCCCATGGTAAAGATCGCCTTTCGGGTGATTTCCAGCATTTTATCCCTGGCTTCTACCGGAATATCAATATTTAGAGTGGACACCCCAGACGAATCCCCTGTGCCTGCAGATTCCACGGAAATGGTTTTGTAGTATTTCAGGTTCTTCAGGAATTCGTTTAGGTCTTCCCCGCCGTAATTGGTCAAAATAAAAATGATCTCTTGAATATCCTCTAGGTCATTCATGAAACCGCTTAACGTTTTGTCATAAGCGTCTATCAGCTTTTTGATTTTATTGAGATCACTGGTAGCTCGTTGATTGTTGCGGAATGGGATAAACGGCACCCGGCCGAAGTTATGGATAAACTGGTTATCCGCTTCAGACAATCCCGCATTGTAAAAATCAGCAAAGCAGCTATAAGGGGATAGCCTATCCATCGTTTCATCCGATTCCGGGATTCGATAGGCCTCACATTCCCGCTCATTCCAATACTCATAAACCTTGTAGGCATCACCGTTATCATCGTACTCACGATACACGCGGAGCACTGCCAGCAGATCATGGGACAATTTGGACGACCAAATCGGGATAATCTCCTCACTGGGTACTACGGCATACTGGAACTTCCCATTCTCATCTATCCAGTAGTGCAGCCATCCGACCCCCGCATTGGATGCATTGGTGGCCAGCTCTTGGATTCTGCTTGCATAACTGCCTCCCAGTGTATCTGTAATCACCTTATTGTCATCATCGCTATGTGTATCAAACAAAGGTGGGGCAGTAAAAAGGTAAGACACCTTCTGATCCACCAGCAGGCTGTAAAAGCTCATGGGGATTCGATTGTCTGCCGTGCGCATGGGGTTCTCGATATCGCCCTTTGCCTCTTTCTCCTGCCTGCTGGGAGCGAATAGGATATCATTCAGGTTGTCGTAATACCTGTCCGCCGTCAGGGCCCGCTTTAAAAATTCGCTGTGACCGGTGACATATTTCTGTATCATTTTTCTAGCTACGGTTAAATCCACGTTCTCACCTCCTTAAAACCTTCACTCTAGCCCTAGCCATTTCATTCTGGCAGGCGTATCTCGTGGCATCGATAGCGTGGTTGTCTGCGTCAGGGTAGGCAGAAATAAACTGCCCCTGACGATTTCTCTCGTATTCGTAGCAGGTAAATTCCCTGTATGTGTTCGGGCACCTGCGCTTATCGATGTATATCTTCCGCCTTTCCTGCAGCCATTTGATGCCGTAAGCTACACTATCAGGCCCTTTGCGGCATCCGATAATGTTGAAACCCATGTCACGTATTTCAGCAATGCTTTTCGGCTCTGCAGAGTCGGCAATGATCGGTGCCGTGAGGTGCTTGGCTCGCAGGATTTGCGCCACAGCGCGGTTCGTGAGTTTCTGCTGGTATACTTCGTCGAAGATATATAACTCTTCCTTCTTGGCGTCATAGTGCATTTGGACGAAAGCCAACGGATCGACTGCAAAGCCAAAGTCCAGCCCACAATGCAGCCTGTCGAATTGTGCAATCATCTCATTGCTCATGCAGAGATCCTCCACATTCTCGAAGACGGCGCCGCCGGTCCCTGTGACTTTCCCCAGATACTCATGCTCGTAGCTCTTGAGATTCTTCCCCTTCAGCTTTTCCGCTTCCAGCAGGAACTGGCTGCCTAGCCATTCCTTCGGGACCTGCAAATAGGTGGAATGGTGTATCAGCCTGTCCACATCGCCATAGAGCTGCTCTTCATTCACCCAGTTGTTTCTCGACTTTGGCGGGTTGAAAGAACAGAACTCCCAGTATTTATCACCGCCGCGAAGCAAAGACTGGTTCAGATTCCGGATCTCTTCCATGCCGGCGAACTGGTCGAATTCTTCAAACCACACCACGCCGATATAACCAAATGGCGGCTTGATGGACTTGAGCTTCATGGGATCATCATCGCCCATGAAATAAATCTTCTGCCCCGTATGCTTCAGGGTGATTTCCGGCGGGGAAATCTTTGCGGAAAACAAACCATTAAGACCCATAGCATCGATTCCCCATAACACCTGCGAATAAACCGATGTCTTGATGGTGTTCCCGACTTTTCGGAGTACGACCGCATGGCACTTGGGGTTCTGCAATAGCAGGATGGGAAGCATGACACTCACAAAAGACGACTTCGTACTGCCACGGCCGCCTTTCATCCAATAATGGGTATGACGGTGATGAATGATGTCTTGGAAGACGGCATCAAAAGCAGGCCCCACATGGTCCGCTACGTTAATCTCCATCATCCCCGCCCCTTTCAAACTTGAATGTAATGTGTGCCTCACCGTCAGCATCTTCCGGCCTGTCCAGCCCGTAGCGCTTCGCCAGCTGCACCGCTGCTTTGATGCGGTCATTGGCTCCGATCTGTTTTTCTATGATTTTCGCTTCACTGCAGCCGCCGCCAGTTCCTTCCACGACAACGACTTCCTCTTTGATTTCGCCGCGCATGGAAGACGTCAGGAACTCCATCACTTCTTTCGCATTGGCAATGCGGTTCTCCTCTATTTCCTTGAGACGTTTCTCCAAAAACGCTTTCACATAAGGCAGATCTAAGGTTTTGGATGCAATAAATCGGGCGTTCTTCTTTGAATACCCGGATTTAATGGCCGCCTCTGTCTGGTTACCTGTCTCTATGAAATAATCTACCAGTCGTTTTTGCTTCTCCGTTAGTTTCACTTCAGCCATTACATCCTTCACCACCTCTGTTTCTGCCAATAAAAAAGCACTCACTATCATTGATATGAGTGCCTAAACCTGATTAGTTTTGCGGTGTATATTTGACGACTTGCGTTATAACATTATCTGTATGTCCCAATTTCCTGTGATTTTTGATTTGCTGATGCTTTTCTAATTTTACAACAAGCAAATCTTGCGGGCCTAATCGAATTTGACCGGCTGCAATTTTCGCAAGGAAATCTTTGTCCGCCACAGTTGCTGTAAAAGAGGTATCTCCATCATTAAACTTCCATTTATGAGAACCATCAAAAACGGCAGCTTCTACGGGTTACAGATATGACATAACAGGAACATTTTTCCTCAATCACATCTTCCGGGACTGTTTTGACATATTCTGATTCTTCTTTATTGATACTCATAACGGGACGAGCCATTTCATGGATATCTCGAACCTCAAAATGATCAACACCTGCTTGCTCCAAAGGTTTAACAAGGCCGGGCAACGCCTCTCTAACATTTTTGTCTACAAACAAATTATATACTGGTTTGTAAACAATAAATGGAGCACCTTTATCTGGATGCACTTCAACTTGCCCATTCTCTTTTTCCACAGTCTTAATAATTCTTCGGGTACGTAACTTCTTAATTAGCCAGAAGAGCCCGCCACCTACTGCGCCTGCAACTTCGATACCGTTATTAGTTAAATCAAGGAATTGGGCAATTTGGTCAATGCTGTAGCCAGCAACAAACAAAGACTTGATTTGTTCCGGCAAGGTCTGAATCAAAGCCAAGACAATTTCAAACGATCCTTTTTGAAAATCTGCCTTTACCCTGACATCTATAGAAGAATTATCATTATTCAATAGTCGATTGGCTTGATTGACCAATGAACTCATTGAAATCAGAACTTCGCCTAGTGTCTTAGCATCCATAGAGCCATTATCAACACTAGGTCCACTATAAGCAATGCAAATCTTCGTGCTCTTTTCCATACGGATACTCCAAAACATTTTCATGCCCCTACAAGAAACAGACAACCATCACTAGCAGTCTGTTTCTTTTATTTCGTAATTTTCACACTACTATTATATCACTTTTCCTCAGGGCTTTTCGGGTCTTCTTTCTGCCATATGGCTTCCAATAGCTTTACACATCGATAGGCAGACTTCCTTGTATAATCCTTCCCATAATGCAGCCGTTCCGCCACCACCCCCCACGGTACACGGTAGAGATAATGTTCCTGTACGGCGATCTTCCCCGGACCATCAGGCACCTTCTCCATGAGCTGATACAATTCCGCCCGATGCCGCATGACACGTTCCAGCTGACGGGCAATCTGTTCGTTGATTCGCTCCCGTTCCCTCTCGATATTAAGCAGCACATCGGTCAGATCGCCCTGCTTCCCGCCAGATACTTTGTCTTTATCGTATCGGATCGCCTTTACACCGGCATTGTCCGCTATGATCATGTCTTTCTGCCTGCGGGATGTCTCCAGCACCCCAATCTCCCTATACACCTGTCGAAGCAAATCCAATACTCTCACTACTGATGCCCTCCTATGTCGATGTCTATAGAACGCCAAAATGAAGCAGCGGTAAAGCCGCTACTTCATCCTGTACTCAATCCATTCCCGATACAGCTCGCAGATCGTCCCGCAGCCACCACGTGGCTCTGTTGCCTTTTGTGGTGGCTGTTACTGCCGCTGGCTGCGCAGCTTCTCGAAGAAATCTCTAACCTCTTCCTCCGTCATCCTTGTTTCTCCTTCTTCTCACGCCGGTGCACCTCCTGCCAATACCGCTTCTGACAGCCTATGCTGCAGTACTTCTGCTTTGCGGTGTTCGGCTGAAACAGGTGACCACACTCGACACAGAGCCTTGGCTTGTATGTCTTCCGGCAAAGTGCCTGCCTTTTTTCGTATTCTCGCTCGAGCGCGTGTTTCTTCTTCTCTGCCGTGTCGCTTGCCTCGTAGTACTTCAAGAGAATGACCGCGCTCGGATAGTCGTCTGCCTCCCACCCATGGTCAGAAAGCTGCCGCGCCTTCGTCCAGAAGGCAGCGCTTGCCATCCACTCCAGATCAAAATGCTCCCGCTCGCTGGGCATGATCCCGATATGTCCACGGGCGTCGCTCTCGATCACCATGAAAAGGTAACCATTTGTAAGCATGCCAGGCCTCAGGGTATCCTTTGCCAGCAGGAGCTCGGTCACTCTGGCTCCCTTGCGGAAATAGAGGATCATACTTTGGTCGCCTCTTTTCTTCCTGATGCTAGTGAGCCGCTGGGGTGCTTAAACTGCACGCCGGCTTCCTCAAATAAACATTGCCTCAGCTCCGCCGGTGTTACGAACCCTTTTTCCACTGTGTCGTAAAGTTCGAGACACATCTCTGCGAACCGCTCTTCTCTGCCGTCTTTCTTCATGAGCTCGCCGAAGTGATCGTGGATCACCATGACAGGGATCGCGATCAGTTCTTCAAATAGCCTTGATACAGCTTCATTTTTTGCATGTGTCGCTAATTTTTCTGCTTCCTGTTGGACTGCCTGCGCGCACAAGTCTTTTAGATACTCCGGCTTGACCGTGAGTGTAGCGTTTTTATTCTTTTGCCGCTCGATCTTCCTGCGCACTTGCCTGCTGAGCAGGGATCCGGTTGTGTCGATCATGATTAGCCCCTCTCTATTCTAGTAAACTGAAAACATGTACACAAAGACCTGGGTCGTCAAACCCGGGCTTCATGTATGACTTTTTGCATTGCACGATTGTGACCTGCTTATCATCCTCATATGCGATGCCGTTCAACCCGTCGAGTACCACTTTCAAGATGTTGTCAATGTCAGGCTTCCCCGGCGGAAGTTTCCCCGCCATCGCCTCTGCCTTCTTTGCCCGCGGCCATGACTTCGGGATCGAAAAGACCGCCTCGATCACGACCATCACAGCCCCCTCAAAGCAGGGCCCGTGCTGTGCTGCATAAGCCTCTGCGATCTGCCGTTCATACGACTTTGTTCTGCCCGGCGTGTAGACAGTCCCGCTTCGCGAAGAGAACCGCGGCCTTGCTTTGCCCTGCACCTTGCCCGGCACGAAGAAATAGACCATACTCATCGCTTCCTCCTGAGTAACCATTCGAAGGTAAGAAGGATGGCAGCAGTTGCCACCAGCGAGCCCGTCAGCACACCAACGAAGAACCACACCGTACTGCTCATGAGATCCTCTCCTCTCTCAGCCTTTTCGCCTCTCGCGCAGCCATGGAGTCAAGCTGAATTTTCAGCACGGCAACATCCCGCGTCAGCTGGCTAATGGCTCCCTTGCATTCGAGGATGGTAAGCGCCATGTCTTTCATCCTGCCCCAAGCCCAATACACCAGCATCAGCAGTCCGAAAGCACCGGTGTAGGCAAGGAGCAGGATTTCCCACTCAGTCATGAGACCTCCTCATATATCCGTCACGTCTTCCATACGAATGAGGTAGTGTCGGGATTTGTTCATGGAAAGCCACTCATCCATATTTCTGTACAGCATCTCGAGTATCTGGTCCAAGATTGCCTCCGAATAATCATTAATTGTAAGTTCTACAGCTTTCACTCGATCCGTACTGGACAAGTCCGCGTAGATATGCAGATGCCCAGCCAGATCCTTGCCGATATAGATTTCTTTCGGGTCCGTGACAATACTCCCTGATTCTGTCTGAATAATAATCATGATTCCTCCATTGTCAATTAACGCTAAATAGATACGATTTTAGTCCCTCGCAACGGTATTCATTTAAGATTTTTTACATTTCATCGCGCGCAGCTTCATCGCGCGCTGCTTCATCAAGAACCTTTTCTCCGTGTGTAATGGCTTCATGTATCGCACAAAACTCCCAATTTCTTTAAGCATATGCCTCACATGATTCATTGTTGGATACCTTTCAGTTTTGAACATTAAAATCCCTACCCCTCCTTCACTGTATAACCGTGAAACTCCATCCAATACTGATTGATTTCTCGCATTTTCATCAAAGCCTCCGCCTCACTCTTGCACGGGATATCTTTATTCGTCCATTTATCATCCTTCTCAATGTAGCGATGGATCTGCAGCAATACTTTCTTCTTCGGCGCCCGCCCTGTCCGGTCCGTATAGCTCCGGATCGTCAGCTCGATGCGGTCAGCGCCCTTCACAAGATGGCTTCGCATGACTTATCTCCCTCCTAAAATACAAATCTGTATTTTTCTGACTGCTTACAAAATCAGCTGGTTTGCTATCATAAAAAGATATGTCTAAATCCCGAAAACTCTTTTTACGGTGAGTGAAGGGGTGGAAGGGGTGGGTGTGTATGTTAAGGAACACCCACCCTTACACCCCCATTCACCGCGTGAGATTAAACGTGGAAAATATATCTATATTTCTTATATAGAGTTTTCCACGTTTATTTCCACTTTTACTACCGCTCGTCTAGTCGTCTGATCCTTCCATTGCGTCCGGCAATCACTTCATAAACTTGAATCGGCTCGTTTGCTCGTTTCAAGTAGTTTTGAATCGTCTTTGATGAAACCTGCATCTCATCCGCAAGATTGGTTTTGTTCACTACATCCCCATTCGCTAAATGATGCTCCAGCGTCCGGATGAATTCTTCGTAGCGATCATTTTTGTTCTGCGTCTGTGTGATGTTCCCCTTGACGCGGTTCCCTTCGATGCTGCCCTCGGTACGCTTCGGATCGATATCAGGGGCGAGCGTGTGGAGCGGGTACTGGAAGAGGATGGCTTTCGGCTGCGGTGTCTTGAACTCGCGAAGGATGCAGGTGACACAATAAGCGACATCGCACCCATACTGTTCCTTTTCCTCTTCTTTCAGCTCGATCGCCGTCAGGTCGATGATGGCATCTGCATCGCGGGAGAAGACACCCGAGCCGCTGCCGCGGTCGGTCGCCCGCTTGGCGCCCTGCGCACCCTTGGAGTGATGGTGGCAGTAGATGACAGAGCATCCCAGCTCGCGGCAGATGTAGTCGAACTGATTGCCAAAGTACGCCATATCGCTGGCAGCATTCTCGTCACCCGTGATGACCTTGTAAATAGGGTCGACGATGATCGCCTCGAGATGCATATCCTTACACCGCCGGACGATGATCTTCGCCAGCTTATCCATCGGGAGCGCCTTGCCCCTGAGATCCCATACGATGAGATTGCTGGAGCTTGGATGCATCGGCATATTCTTCGCCCGGTAGATGTGCTCCAGTCGGTCGATGAAAGATTTCTCGTCGATTTCCAGATTGATATAGAGGACTTTCCCCTGCCGGCATCTCCATCCCAGGAACTCACCGCCGGACGCAATGGCAAGTGCCAGCTGCATCAGCCAGAAAGACTTCCCCGCCTTCGAGGGGCCGGTCAGTATGGCCTTGTGCCCCAGGCGGAGGATGCCATCGATCAGAACCGGATTCAGAGGCGGCGGGTCATCGATGACCGTATTGAGCGGGAGGAAAGGCGGCAGGTCATCCTGCTGCTCCTCCGTCCATGCGAGCCATGCCAGATAGTCCTTCTGCCCCTGATTGACGCCGATCAGAAACTGCTTCTTGCCGTTCCGCGTGACACCCGGCATACGGGACAGGCGGGACGGGTTCTTGTTCTGCTCGTCGACCTTGAAGCCGTTTTTGTTGCAGATGTCGTACATATGGGCGACGCGCTCATAGTATTCCTTCTGTGTCGCAGCATCGACATGGACGATGGCATGCACCGACTTCCCGCCGGAGTAGACGATGGCAGCGCATGGCAGCTGCATCTGTCGGATGAGTGCCAGCTGCTGGCCGAGAGGCAGCGTGTCCGACTCCACCAGCGCATAGCGGAAATCTGTCACATTCGCATTCTTAGCCCCTTCTCCGTCCAGTGGATTGATACGGATCCATGCCCCTGCCGCCTCATTCTGCAGGCTGCCGACGGCGCTGGATATCTGCTGAGAATGCTGCAACGCCTCGACGATCTCTCCGCACGTCCGCTTACACTGGCCATTATCGACAGGCTTCCATTTCCCGTCCTTAGCCAGGAAGGAATTCACCGCCAGCCCGACATACTCATCCGGCTTGAAGAGCGCCCGCAGATAGGAGATCAGATCCCCTTTCGGGTCCCATTCCCCATCACTTGGCTCATGGAAATCTTCCGGCTCGACCGTCGAGGGATCGATCAGAAAATCGGAATCCGTGAAGGTGAACCCCGTCACGGTGCGAACCGGCCCTTCATGACGTCCGGAGGGCTTCCACCCGCCTTCCTTCGCCCACTGGGTGATGACGGCGCCGGTGACTGGCTGCTCGCGGTCTTCATGGAAAGACTGCCACTTCTTGACGCATTCCCCTTCATGGAACTTCCCGCCCCTGCGGCTCCACGTTTCCCAGACAGACAGGGGATAGCCCTCCTTCTGGAGAGCCATGCCCACTTGGATCCATCGTTCATAGCTGTAGTCTGGGTCGATGAAGGCCAAGAGTGGCACTAGATCGAATTTGCTCATAGCCGTTTACCGTTCGGGTTTGTAGTACTTCTTGACGACATTGCGCGTGGTCTGCTTGCCGTTCCACTCGGACGTTTCATTATCGACCTCGAAGTCCCCTTCCTGCCCTACGGCGGTCGTCCAGAGCGGGTCATCTGCTCCGCCGATGCCGTTCTCTTTGAGCACATCACCAAGACCGATGGCATCGAAGAAGCAGGCGAATTTCCACTTCTGGTTGCTCTTGTAAACCAAGTAATCTGTAAGGCGCGTCTTTGTTCCGTCTTCGTGATGGATGTCCATCAGGATGGTTTTCTTGAGAGTGTTATCCTTCTTCGTGAAGCCGGTCTGGCAATCATAGACCACGAAGTGGTAACGGCCTTTCGGGATGAGGTCGAAGAGCCCTCCCTTCTCCTTGAAATCATCGTCCGTAAAATTAGAAAACCCGGTAACCACCGTTGTCTTTTCCTCCTCGGTATCCGGCGTAGCATTTCCAAACTGTCCAAAATTCGGCATAGTATTTTCCTCCTAAAATGTAAAATTCGTAACTTAATGTGTGGAAATTGAGGGAAAATCCCTCAAAATCATGATTACAAACAGAAATCGTGGTTATAGCCTAAAACGGAGTGCGAATGTTGTTCAGCACATAGTACTTGAATCCCGCCCATGTATCAGGCTTGATGAGCGCTTCTACATAGTCCGCAGGGATCTTTGCCAGATTCTCTGCTTTCGCTGCGGGTTCGTTAGGATCTACTTCGCGGATAGCCTTCAGCAGCTCCCCTTCCGTGATCGGTGAAGGATCTGCTTCCGATACACCGAGCGCCATCAGACGCGCGAGCTCGTCATACACATTCGTGGGCGGGGCTGGCTTCGCTTCTGCGGGCTTCGCGCCCGCTTTAGGGGTGATTCCCTTCTGCGCCTTCTTCTTCGCCTGATACGCCTTTTCCATGGTGGTTTTCGGCGGCGTGACAGGACGGGCGGGGATGATGGACTGGATTTCCTTAAAGTCAAAGTCCAGAATATCTGCGAGCCCGAAGCGGTTCTTCGCGTCCGCGAACGGTGTGTGCGTCGCGCGCATCCTGCGCTGGCCGCCGGCCGCCTTCCCTTTGCCGTCTGCGCCCTGCCGGATGATGACTTTGTAGTCTGCGAAGAGCAAGAGATCCGCCCACTCTTTGAGAAGAGCCCCTAGTGAATTGTTCTTGCTCCCGGGGAGCTTCATCTCCCAGTGGTCATAGCTCCCGGTATCATCCGGGCGGGTGACCGTCCGCTGCATCGCGTGTGCCAGGAATACGACATTGAAGCCCATATTCACCAGCACCTCCGCATTGACGAGGAGCTTTGAAAATTCTTCGGCGAGGATCACATAACCCTTGCCATAGCCGAATTCTTCGATACTCTTCTTGCTGCCGTTTGCCTTGCAGATGTAGGCACTCGCCAGTTTTGCCGCCATATCCGCCGTATCGATGACGATCGTCGAATAGGGAAGCGACGGGTCGCGCTGGATCTGCTCCAGCGTGCCCATGAGAGCGGGCCAGTCTTGGATAGAGTCGATGCGATCGACATCCATCCGGCGGCTGCCTCGGTCCAGGTCGAGGAAAAGCGGCGCGGGGAAATGACTGGCGAAAGTCGTCTTCCCGATGCCTTCCACGCCGTATACCACGACCTTGACGGCACTCTGCTGGATACCCTTGTTGATGGTAAGCATATATACCTCCTATGATGTATTTCTAAAAGTGAATCGCCGGATGGCTATCACTTAATAGACAGATTCTGTTTTTCCTCCAAAGAAGCGCCGGGGACGGCCTTCCCTGCTTTCAGAAGCTCTTTGATAGCCAGCTTGTCCGGCTTGGCCGTGATGACCTGCTTCATGAAGCACATGGGGATCATATTCTCATCCGGGATGGATACCGTCACGGACTTTCTCCAGCGGATCTGTGCACTAGGCACATCCGCCTTCTTGCCCGCTTCCAGATGCATGGCCAGATAGGTTTTGAGGCTCTCCAGCTTCTTCTGCGCCGACACGGCTCTCGCCGTCAGCTTGTCTACTTCTTCTTTGTACTGCTCGATATCCGACTGGAGATTCTTGATATACCGGCAGATGTTATCCACCTTGGACCATTTCTCCATCTCGAGATCATCCAGCGCTTTTGCATCCAGTACTTCCCCGGTGCTGCCGTCTACAGCAGTGCCTTCCGGGGTGACAAAGATATTTGCCAGTCTTTCGTCGATTTCATACAATGTCGCCATTTCTCCTCCTATTTTTATGATATGAATCCACCACATTGATAACTTCCCAATAAACATCACTCGGCATTTTTGTAGGTGACATCTGCGCCGGAAGATCCAGCAGATCCTCCGCCACATCCACCAGCTCTGCGAGCGTATCCAGCTCTTCCTCTGAGCAGCCCTCAAGGAACGGCCAGTCCCTTTCACAAAGCTCGATCATCATGTCCCATTCGAAAGAAGACGTCAGATCGATCATCTGCTGCCTGTCTCCCATCTGCTGCTCGATGGTGCTAAACATCATCTGCAGATGCTTCACCAGCGCCGCTGCGTCTCTCAGAGGGTGCCGCCTCATCCTGTAGCCGATTTTTTCGTGGATCATGCGGCATCGCTCACAGCAGGTACCCTGTTTCTTGCTATTGTGAGCATTGTAGTAAGTCTTACCGCAGATCCGGCACTGATGCGGATACATCCGCTTCGGCTTCGTGTTCAATCGGCTCGCCTCCCAACCAGTCATCCCATGCGTCATCCGCGCGCTCCATCTCGTATTCTTCCCGTTCAAGGCGGCGGCGGGCGGCTTCTTCATCGAAGAAGCCAATGCCGCACACCATGTGATTTGTGATTTTCAAGCTCTGCCATGATTTCTCCTATTTCTGGTATAATAGAGGCAGGAATGTCACTCAAAACTTCCTGCCCGAGCCTTGGCAGCTGCTACTGCTAAGGCTCTTTTTCTTTACTCTTTCACCTGCAGCTCGATGACCTGCATCTCGCCATTGCCATCTTTCAGATCCTCGGTGTTCGCGAAGATCCCGGTGACGACCAGATGCGGGACAGGTTCTTCTTCGTTGATAGCGCTCTTGTACCCGAAAAAGTAGTCGTCGCCATCCTCATTGAACACGTGGACAGGCTGATCCTCCATGAGGAGCTCGAGCGCCTGTTCCAGCGTGACTTCGTCTTTCATTTAGTCGCTTCCTCCATCCACGAACGGTCGGTACTTTGACCGTTTCCTAGCCTTCTTTTCTTCGGCTGCATTCTGTTTCTTCCACATCAGCGCCATGTGCTTATGCTCTCGGCAGCAGTACGCAGCCGTTGCCGACTGTGTGCCGAATGCTTTGCCGCACCACTTGCAGCACCTCTCAAAGTAGCCACCGCCGAAGCCTCTGCCCGCCGGAGCTTTCGAAGCCCCTGCAGCCTTCGGCTTATTCCGCTTCCAAAATGCCTTTTCGCATTTGGCGCTGCAGAAGCGGAAGCGCTTGTCATTCTTGCTCATGACGCGGACCCAGTGTCCGCATTGCTCACATTGGAACTCGCGGAGCGGAATGCCTTCTTCCGCTTCTTCTTTAGCGTGGTCCTTATCGCGGCGCCCTTCGTAGTAAGAGCGCCTCTCACACTCTGCGGAGCAGAAGCGTTTCCGCGGGGCGGCATCCGCAGGGAGCGGCTTCCCGCAGCCCTCGCAGCATCTCATTGAGCCACCGCCATCAGCAGAGTGTACGCCGCTGCGCACACCAGCGTCAGCGGATAGATCGCCACTTCCTTCCAGAATTTCCTGCGCGCAGCGCTAGGATCGTATTTTTTCGTGGCTACTTGAGAGGCGAGAGCCGCGGTCCTCGCCTCTTCTTGCTCGCGGGCCTCCATCATCTGGTGGACGACTTCTACTGCTTCTGCGCTGGTCATGATTTATTCATCTCCCTGATTTCGGTCACCACTCTGGATGCCGCCATGTATCCGGCAGCTGCCCCCTCACGGAGCCGTGCCATCGTGTCCTTCGAACACAAACGGGCGCTTTCCGCCATATTCATATTGCGGGTTTCCTCGTGGCGCAAGAAATTCGCCATGCTTTCGAGCAGCGCCTTCGACTCCACCATCTGCATGGCAACGGCGAGGGCGTCAGCCTTCCCCGTCAGGTAATCCTCGACGCAGGTGTCTTTGCACGCGACCAGCTCGACGCCTGCATCCGCGCGGAGCGCGCCCAGCTGAGCGAGGATCACTTCTCTCATTGCTTTTTCTCTCATTTCGTTCCTCCTTTAGGCAGTCTCATTCTTTCCTGAAGCCTCTTTTTGCAGCCGTTTGAGCTGGCTGCGGAAGTCGAACTCATTCCCGCGGTCACCGCCTTTGATGACGCGGCAGGTATGCCGCTTCTCTTCGGCGATCTTCCGCTTTTCCACTTTCGCCTCAGCCTTGAGGCGCGCCATTCCTCCTTTGAAATCAAAGGGACGCGCCCCCAGCTGCTGCTCTTCCCACTTTTTCTTTGCGGCGGCCTGCGTGGCCTCCATTTCCGCCTTCATGGCAGTCTTGAGGTCTTCAAGCTCAAACTTGAAGCTCTTTCTCCCGTTGTGGTAAAACGGGAACGCTCCTTTGGCGATGAGCCGCCGGATCTCACCGTACTTATATCCGGTGAGCTTGGCAGCCTGCGAGATGTTTACCCACATGGCTATCGCATCCTCCCTGTTTCTTGAATACGGTTAAACCGTATTAGTTAGGTAAAAAAATAATGTTATTGTAACCAACACCATACACCTTTTCAATTTTCTTGATCTGCATTGCATCAGGGTATGTGCGTCCGCGTTCCCAGTTAGAAATTACGTTAGCACTTACGCCGATAGCTTTGCCCGCTTCTTCCTGCGTCATCTTGACGTTTACTCTAGCAGCCTCGAGTGTCAGCAGAATTTGTGAATTCATATCATCGTCCTCCTTTCTCAAACCTGACCCTATTATAATACGGTTTATCCGTACTGTCAACGGCTAAACCGTATTATATACGTTTCGTCATTGCCTTTTTACGGTATTAACCGTATAATGATGTTAGGATCAATATTTTAAGGAAAGGAATGGACTATATGAGTACACTAGGCAATAAAGAAATAATGGCACAAAACATTCGCTACTATCTAAAGAAATACGGTAAAACGCAAAAAGAAATATGTAAGGACCTTGGGTTTAAGGAGATGACCTTCTCGGACTGGGTCAACGCCAAAACATACCCGCGGATTGACAAGATCGAAAAGATTGCCAACTACTTCCACGTTCAGAAAGCGGACTTAGTAGAAGAAAAGCGCAAACCTCTCAAAAACATTGTCCCCATTGAAAGATGCATGGTTCCCATTATCGGGCAGATCGCCGCCGGAAAGCCAATACTCGCTGATGAGCATATAGAAGCCTTTCTGCCCTGCGATACTGGCGTCCACGCAGACTTCGGGCTTGTGGTAAGCGGAGATAGTATGATAGGCGCCGACATCCATGACGGTGACGTGGTATTCATCCGCAGACAGCCCATCGTGGATGATGGCCAGATCGCCGCCGTCCGTATCGACGACGACGCCACCCTGAAGCGCTTCTACAAAAATCCAGACGGCTGCACCCTCGTGTCCATGAACCCGCAATATCCGCCGATGATCTTTAACTCTGACAACTGCGATTCGATCCAGATCATCGGGCTGGCGGTGGCGAAGTATTCAGTGATTAAGCAGTGACAGGTTCCGCATATTCACAAATTTTCCATTTGACATTTTGCAATAAGTATTTATAATGGAGATAGAAGAAGTGCTGGTACTTCTACGGGAGCCAGTGCGGATACCTTCTCCATTCGGAGGAGGTATTTTTTTATGCCCAAACCATTCAAAACTATTAATGATCAAATCCAATTGCTCCAGAAGAGAGGCCTGATTATCAACGATATTGACTATGCCAGTAATTATTTGTTAAGCAACAATTACTACAACATAATCAATGGTTATAGTAAGTATTTTCCTCAAGTCAATGAAGTATATACCGCCGGTACTACATTTGAAGAGGTATCTCGTTTATACCTTTTTGACAAGGAACTTAAACAAGCCTTTTTCCGTGCAAGTATTACCGCTGAATCTCATTTAAAATCTATATTTGCTTATCGTTTTGCTGAGATGTATCCCAATATACCTTATGCATACTTAAATATTAATTGCTATGATCCTGCACATGCTTTATCTGTCATATCTACTATTTCCAAAATTTCTAATATCATTAATCGCCATAATTCTTCTAAGCACAGCGATAGCAGCATTTATCATTATGTGCATGTTCATAAAGACTTGCCTATTTGGGTCCTTGTGAACTATTTGGATTTTGGAGAAATTCGATTTATGCTCAAAGCTTCGATTACTCGACTTCAAAATAATGTATCTCGAGATATGTCTGAATTTATTCGACAACATATACCCGGCACTTATACTTTCCCTCCAGAAACCATGATAAGGTTCTTGGATAATATCAATGAGGTACGAAATGTATGTGCACATAATAATCGCCTGCTCGGCTTTAAGTGCAGGCAAGACGTGAAGTATTGGGCACCACTTCATTCTCTATATAAGATTTCTCCTGATGCTAGAAAGGATGATACTTATGCGGCTTTCCTAGCTATCCAATGTTTTTTGAGCCATGCAGAGTATGCAAATCTTCATAATTCAATTCGCAAGCTTATGAATAATCACTTGAAAAATCACCTTACATCGGTGTCTCAAAATACTATCCTTCATGCATTGGGATTTCCTGATGATTGGAATCTAAATTGTTCTAAGATGCCGCAATAATTATATATCTCATCGGGCTGGCGGTAGCGAAGTATTCAGTGATTAAGCAATAAAAAGAGACCATTTTCGCGGGGTAACGAAAATGGTCGAGTATGGTGTAGATTGAGATAAGGAGGGTTCCACCAATGGCACGTAAGCCTAAATTGAGTTATCCCGAACAGGTGCAGCACCTAGAACAGAAGGGCGTTTCTTTTGCGTTGATGAGCAAGCGGCAAGCCTTGATTTATTTACGGGATAATAATAATTTCTTCAAATTAAGCTCATATCGAAAGAATTTCAACAAGGATGCCACTAAGCAAAAGATTTGCATGAATTTGCTGATCGATTGTTTTCAAAGTATTCGTACAACAACAATTCACTTATCCAATCGACTTTCGATGTAATCTCCTTAGTGTAAAATTTTACTCGGTAGGGGAATTTTCCAGAAACAATAAAAGAGG